TCTCTCACGTTCTGCCATTGGCATTTCGTTAATACTGTATGAAGCAAACAATAAACTTTTTGGTTTCTTAGGTATGTCTCCTAATGTACCTAACTTATTAAATTTACAATTAGGTACACCAGCTTGATCTAAAAAATAAGATTGCATCTTGTGCATGACACCAAAATCAATGAGGTGATACTCACCTACAAAACCACATTTCCAAAATGAATAGCATAGGTGTCCGTAGCCAGCTCCAATGTCTGTTACTAAGTCTAAGTCTTTTACAAAGGTTCCAAAGTGTCTACGTATTTTTTCTATATGCCATACGCTTTGAACTGCAGTCTTACTGTGCGTACTATTTTTCTTTGGAAATCTTTTATCTGGTTTTCCTATAGGCGGGTCTGCAGCAAAATTAAAATAAGGAAGTTCCTTTACATACTGGTAGATGTTCTGACCACCATCATTAGGATGTACAGTTCTTTTTATATTATTTTTTCTTAAAAAATTTGGTTTGTTTGCTTTAAATTCGTTTTCTATATTTTTTAAGAACTGTTGCCAGTCTTTCATATCGGATCCTTAGAAAAGAAATAGTCGTGCTGAATAATAAGCTTACCGTCTCTACGATGATCTTTGATTTTACCTCTATGAATAAAACCAACATCATTAAAAAAATTAAAACACTCAGCTTGAGTAGGTGCACCTTGATTAAACTCAATACCTTCAGCTGGTACTTCACAATGAATTAGTCGACACTTACTCAGTATCTCATCACATCCTCTTAAGACATCAAGCTCAGCACCTTGTACATCTATCTTTATCATATCAGGAGAAGGTATACGATGCTTTTTACAATACGTATCTAATCTTTCTGTATATACTGTTACAGTCTTATAATTTGATTTCATAAATTGTTTTGTTTCTGGCATATACGTATCACCTGTACCACCATCATAATAAAATTTTACAGGATAACCGTCTTTACTACTTAACACAACTTTATGCCATGGGCCTTCTCTTACCTTTTGCTTTTTATTAGGACTACCTTCGAACTGATGTATTTCAGCGATAGGTAGCATGCCTCGCATCTTCTTAGTGAATAACCCGTCATGAGCTCCAATGTCATAAACTACATCAGGCTCTAATCTTAGAATTAAATCATTCAACAACTTTTCTAAGTTCCTCTATGTTCTCACCTCTTTGTGGCAATTTATCCTTTAAGAAAAAGTGAACGAAGTTTGCTTGTTTAATATGATCATTAGACAATGCAGTGTACAATCCATTCCATTTCCAATTTAAACGAGTAAGATTCATCTTTTCTTTTCTTACCCAATAGTTTAAAAGTGTTTGGTCAGTTGACCATTTCCAAGCGCCTAAGCCATCTACAAATCTTTTAAATTCAGGTCTTTGTATAAACTCTTTACCAGTATCTTCGCCTAAGTATTTTGTAATACTTTTATTCATAACCATTACACCCATATTGAAGAACTCATAGCCTGTAAGAGGTAGGTGTCCAAAGTCTGCTTCTTCTCGTAATTGATGATATTGCATATGAGAATAGTTTTTAATTTTTTCTACATACCATGGAAGTATAGGCATTTCTCTTTCAACAACACCTGCGAAATCACTAGTACCAATCTCTTCAAAAATATTTGGTGAGTCAGGTCTTATCCAAACATCAGCGTCAATGATTGCTATTTGATCATATAGATCCCAATAGTCAAATGCATTTTCTTTTTCATATATTGGTAAAAAGCCACCATACTTTTCGTACGACTCTGTACTTCTGTTTGTAGCAAATACATCAGGCTTAATGCGCATCTGAGGCACAGTTTGTTGTATATAATTTATTCCATGCTTTTCAGCATATGCCATAACGGAGTCTACACAGAAATCGTATAGATTAGAACGTTTTCCTGTGTAGACCTGATATATCAATCTTTTCATAATAACTCACTTTACTTACTTTTTCTTGATAGCGTCTGCTCCAAAGAAAGCTGCGACCAAGGCAGAAATAGCAACAAAATATGTAGGTGCAATATCACCAATGATATTCGCTGCTTTGTCAGCTCCTAACATCGATGTAGCAAGAATTAATGCTGGATATAATAGCATTCCAAATAATGCAAACCAAGTCATTTTTCTCATAGCATCTCTTTGCGCATCCTGATCTTCTAACGCTTTTCTTTTAAATTCCAAATGCATTTCCATTTCTTCTTTGGAAATATGGCCGTCGCCATTTGCATCTGCTCCTTCTACTGCATCGGCATCAATTGTTTTCTTTTCTGCCATAGTAATACTCCTTAATGATTAGTGCAATTTCTTTTGCACGTTCGTATCCATTACGAAGTCGATTTGATCTATGACCATTATCGATGAACCACTCTATACTATCTATATCTGACGCATGCTGCGGCATCGCGTAGTCAGAAGTTAAGTCCTCGAATTCAGTACGTAAACACAGTATTTCGAAAAAACTCATGGTTCTCCTTTGCGGCGTAAAGCTGATTTTAATCTCAACATAGATATTGTAACTTTAGATCTAACTATATGCATTTGACCTCCTTAAAAATAAATGCTGTTTTGTTGACCAACCTTAAATAGAGCATCCTCTATTTTAGGAAACAAATAATCTTCAATATCATCTTCATCATTTTGAAAACGTATACCAATACCACCAGCAGCTTCCCAAGCTACGATGTTTCTAATCTTATCATCAACTAAGATGTTAGGTTTACCAGTGAGTTTACTGATAGCATAATGATGTTTATTATGAGTAAAAATACAATTAGAAACTTCAGGCATGAAATCCCATTTTTCAAGCCACAATCGTTTCCAATACGCAGAGTTGTATTCATCTCCACGAAGAGGTGAAGAGCATATACCCCAATCACCTTTTGACTTAACAAAGTCTACAACTCTTTGAGAATTGTTTGGAACATTCCATGGTTCAAAGCAATCAATTTGATAAAAGAAATCTGTGTATCGAAGATCGACTAAAGCTTTTTCTTTATCCTTAATTGATTTCCAATGTTCAACATTATTTCTTTTAGCAAATTCACTAAAGAAGTCAGCGATAACGCCGTCCATATCTAAGTAGATTGTCATTACACTGCCTCCTTCATAGCCCATGGCTCTGTGATTTTAGTTGTTGAGACCATACCCCACTTTAGGTTACCTTCGGTGTCTCGTTCATGCCATAAAGCTTTATGCTTAGCATCAGCTTCTTTAGGATCTTTTATTGTAGCTAGAAAAAATCCACCTCTTTTATTTGTTGCTCTTACACTATACATTATACGCACTCCTCATACTTAACAACTTTTTCTAATTCCTTTATAAGGTTATCAGAATACCAATTTATTTGAGTACTCATGATACCTAGCTCCCAAACAAAATGTTCTATATCTTGTTTGTGGTAAAACTTTTCTTGACTAGCAATCCAACGAAGAGCTGTTTCACGATCGCCAGCTCCTAGACCAATAACATCGTCAATACGATCTTCGAATTTTTTGATGTTGTCTTTGGTAACTTGACGCTCATCAGCATCTCGTTGGTCCATCTCATCAATGAGATTGTCCCATGTTTCTTGTCTTTGTGCAGGAGTTAGATCGTTCCACATAAGCATAAAGCCACGTGTTGGACGAATACCACGAGCATCCTTGTGAAGGTCGCTGACTAAATTGTCTTCATAAGTAAATTTCATAACTAACTCCTCATTTGATATAACTATACTACCATAGTTTTATCCAAATGTAAAGGAAAAAGTTTTGTTGTGTTTCAATGGCTTACGTTTTTTTAGAAAAAAAGTTTCCGTCTATCGTATTCTTTTTTAGTGTTAAGTAATAATTCTGTGTAATTATCTCTATGTTCTTTAAAGACCAGCGGTTCATTGTCATCTACATCCATAACAATAACTGTGTTAGGAATAGCCAAGCCAGTTCTTTCTTCAAACATAATAGCATACGCTGAGGCTTGTGCAAAGTAATTAGATATTTTATCTTTCTTCTTTACACGTCTAGATGTTTTGAAATCTACGATAGACGGAACTCCGTCAAATTCCGCTATGCAATCGCAACGGCCAGCAAGGCCAAGATAACGACTGTACAGAGCAACTTCCAAACCAAAGATTTTTCCGATAGATTTATCAAGGATTGGCCGCAAATTCTGTAAAGACTGCTTAACATGCGGGAGATAGGTTGAAGTATCTTCATTTCTTAAATATCCTTCTATTATAGAATGAACAGCAGTGCCTCGGCTTGAAGCTCTATGTCCAATTCTATTTGCTTCTTCTTCACCAACTCGCTTCCGCCATTTTGCAATGGCTTCTTCAGATAGAATACTTAATACTGTAGTAACACTAGGATAGTCATTACCGTCAGGAGCGCGATAGTTACGACCTGATTTAGATGTAACAGCATCCAAGTCTTCATAGCCAAGATCCATTTCTTCATGTATAAACTCCTTCATTATAGTTCTGCACCATCTTTACCTAGTAACAGTTTATCTAATGTAGGTACATCAAACTCTACTGGATTTCCAGTGTTTCCTGTTAAGATGCAACCGTTGCCACTAGGCAATCTTTCTATAATAACAGTCTGCGCCGGCGGACCAGGATTATGCATTACATAAAATGACGATGGATATTTTTCACCCCATTCTGTCATAGAGTAACCAACGAATCCCATAAGAGGTTTTAAACCTAACTCATAAAAATCTTGTATTACTTCTGACGATTCAGCTGGCGTCATACATGTAACAGGCTTTCCAATCAAAGTAGTCGCTGATGCAGTTGTTCCAAATAATATTGATAGTACCGATAAAACTTTTAACATTACTTCATTCCTAACATTTCTTTCGTCATGATATAATCACGAAGAAAGTCTGATCTTACAATATCTTGCCAACCAAATGTTATTACACTAATATATTTCATCTGTTCCATGATACGTAAAAATTGTTGAAGACCATTTCGTTCTGCCTGATCTTTAAAATCTGACTGATGGTAGTCTCCACTAAATATGATTCTGCAATTTTCCCCTATACGTGTAATAACAGAATCTAGTTCATGAAAGTTCAAGTTTTGCATTTCATCAACTATCACTATAGCGTTATCAATTGTTAATCCTCTAATAAAAGACGTAGTAATAAATTGCAATTGATGCGCTGTAATCATCTTATTATAAAAAGCCGGCCCGTTATCTCCAAACAGCTGAGCGCATATAGCTTTATATGGTGTTTCAAATACTTCTTGTTTTTCCTCTACAGAACCAGGCAGAAATCCTACATCTCTAGTAGGAACTACTGAACGTACAATAATGACTTTGTCATATGGTGTACCTTTTTCTAGCATTGCTTCTAATGCTAAATACAAAGCTACAAATGTTTTACCAGTACCCGCCGTACCAGATAAAACTAAGTTATCACCTTCATCCCACGCATCATATGCTTTCTTCTGATTCTCGGTCTGCGGCTCAAACTCAAACAAATCATCATAAAATGCTTTAGCCCGATTGCTTGTCATATATTTATATTATTCCTACTTCCACTATTCTTTTTAATTCTTTTCATTAGATCTGTCCACCCGCTACCCGCGCGCGCCACATTGTCTTTTAAACCTGCACCCGAAAATGAAGGAGTACTTAATTCCTGCTTTACATCAGGCAACTCACTTAACATATCTTGCAGTTCACCCCAAGTACAAAACACTTCGTATCTTTCACCTGTCTTTTCATCTTTAAGGTTGTATACCGGCATCCATCGCTTCCTCTGCTTCTTTATAGTAACCTTCATACGCAGCTATGATAGCTTGCTGCTGTTGAACTAAAGCTCGTATATCGCTAAAGTTAAGTCCTAGGTTTCCATATCCTTTACCAGTCAATCCATATATTGCAAAAGCTTTTCCTTCTGACTTTAGTTTTGCAATTACTTCTTCAACATTATTCTCATTTATTACGATCCATTCCACTGGTCGCATATTCAATTCATCAACCGGAGGAAGTATCAACTCAGGTTTATCTATAGGTTTGCTACTTACCTCAATTTTGGTGGGCAGTATCGAGCAACCCGTTAAGCTTGTAAGTATCGTAAAGCCAAGGACACTCTTTGTTAAAAGCGATGCCATTTTCAGCGTTCCTTTCTTTTTCATTTAGTTCTGCCCCTGATAAAAGTTCAAAACATCTACCAGCGTTTAATGTTCCTCTATTGACTGCACTTTCAATTCCTTCAGGGTTTGCTATAGCGGCAGCTGTAAGATCGATCTTTTGCAATTTATCTGCAAGTTCTTGATTCTGTCTTCGTATATTTTGATACTCAGCGTTAATGTTACTTAGTTCTTCTTGTGCACTGGCATAACTCGCTTCTAAACTTTTTAAAGCTTCTTCATTTTGCTGTACAGCTAATTCTAACTTAGCATTGTTTTCTGTAAGAATTGCTATTCGCTTTTGAGTGTCAGTATAATATACGTATCCACCTGCACCCATAACAATTACAACCATAATTAAAATACTAGTTAAATTCATTTCTTTAACCTCTTAGCCAATTTTTTCCAGGATTCCCAACTCTCCTCAATATTATATCTATACATCGTACTCCAGTCTTTTGACAGACTAGACCAAGTTTGAATGTATTGGTTACCTTTTTCAGATTCAACCAATCTCATCTTATTATTGCCAAAGGTAATTTCTTCTACAGTTTTTAATTCACTACGCAGCCACATTAAACCACTCCGGTACAGGACGTTTTGTCCATACCATTTTAAATCTATCTTGCTTTGTTTGATAGTATTCTTGGTATGACTTAACTGGATTGCCTTCATGCATGCATTGTGGTTCATGTGTCATAGCAAGTTTGAAATCTGTAAACGGAACACGCGGAATATTTTTTGGAGGTTTAGTAAGCCAGTAACGTAACTTTTCTGTACCATGTTCTTTGCCATAACGATAAGTATATTCGTTAAGTAAAGCAAGGAAGTGATCATAGTGCCAACGATAATTGTACATTGATTCCATAGTCCATACTGTACAAGGATGGCCATGATGCACCGCTTTGTATAGTATATCTTCCATTTGTGGATTAGGATGTACCCAATAGTTAATCATCCGTTTGCCGGATTTTGATGGGCGTTTTTCTGTATAGCCATCGAGCATGCGATGAGCTGTTGATAACATTTGAGCAGACTCAACTATCATTTTTACGACATGTTTATCGCACTGTAGTTGAGCCGCCGTTGTTGGATTATAGTCTAGTATAAAAATATTCATGAGTACCACTGCCTACCATATTACTTAATTTATTATAAACCAGTTGAGGCATGCTGTACACCATTATTTTTTCTTATTATTAGTTATTCACACTTCAGGATTCCAGTGCTCCTCTAATGTTTTGAGAATAAAGTCTCGTTTGTTTCGTATTTTTTCAGCTCTTTGAATCTGTCCTTTCTTTTCTAGCTTTTTAGCATAGATATCGAGTTCATCTGAATCTTTTTGTAAACGTTCAATTTGAGCAAATACCATTTAAATATTCCTGTAAAAAAAGAGCGCACACGGTAGTGTACACTCCTGGTTAGAGTTAAAATTAAGTTGGAATTAGTCCGCAAGTAATCCTGGATATGCTTCTTCAACAACTGGCCTCGTTAGTCCTTTCGGAGTTTGCTTATTAATCATAGCAATAACGAACTCAGCATCTCTAGGATGTATCCCTTCTAGCATCTGCAGAAACAATCTTTCCTTTTTATACTTAGGCGTATCCATATGTACACCTTGAACAAAATAAGCAAACTTTTTATTATGCCTAGTTAAGTCCGTAGGAGCGTTGTGTTCATCTGATGGGGTGTACGGAGGCTCTCCGTCAGGGATCGACCATTTGACTGTTGAGTCCATCGATCCTTTAATAACATCCTTTAGTGCCCAGTTATTATTGTGCTTTTTCAAAATAGCAATCTTATCCGATTTCTTTTTAGTCTTAGCAATTAATTCTAGAATTTCATATACTCTCATACCAATTCCTCAATTGATTCAATCATCATTTTCATATTGTTATTTATCAAATAAGGTAATACTAGACCCTTGTTTTTCCATTGGTCTTGCGAATTAAATTCGCTGATGATTTTATTTTTTAACCTGTCCGGTGTTTCGGTCAGATCGATTAATGTTTTATTGCGGCAATAGTTTCTATACCAACTAGCTGCATAAAGTAATTCACCTTCGGTAAGATCTTCAATGATTGCATCTTTCTTCTTACGTGATAAAGGTGTTTGTCTCTCCCCATTTACAAAGACATCGTCATGAGAGAGCACATTAGGGACTCCGTCGCCGGCGTCTCCAGTTAAAATCTTTTCTACTAGATTATGTCTTGGATTGTCCTCAACTACAGGTTTCTTAAGTAAAGGAGAGAACTGCTTTACATTAGGATATTTTTGTAGTTGTTTGAAATCGTGGTCAGAAGAAACAATCATTACATCTTCGTATTGACCAAACTCCTGAGTGTTAGCTACAATTGTACCTATTACATCATCAGCTTCACATTCATCAATCTTAATAACTTTGTATGGAAAGTTCTGGCGTATTTCTGTTTGTACTAAATCTAAAATACGGAAAGCTTCATTCCAATCAAAGTCAGATTGCTTTCTACTTTTCTTACGATTAGCTTTATACTGTGGATAATAATTACGACGCCAGTTATTACCAGCGTCGATAGCTAATACAAGTTCGCCATACTGATCTTTAAATTTTGAGCGATACATCCGCAATGAGTTAATCATCATATGTCGGAGCATACCTTCATCATTTACTTTGTTGATTGCAATGTTTGCAATTGCAATACCACTAAAATCTACAAGAATCATAAATATACCTTTCAATCATTTGGTACTATTCTACCATAAAACATAACAAATGTAAACTACTTATTTCATTTTTTCTGCAGCATCGTGGACTTCTTTAGTGCTAACTTTACCTTCGTTCATAAGTTTGTTTCGGTTTGAAAAATGACCACGTTCTATGTCAGCTTTGTTTTGTCCAAAGTATTTAACTGCATGACCTTCTTCAATTAAAATTTCTGTTAGCATTTTGTCTCCTATGATAAAGTCTCCTAGGATACGACCAAACTTACCTTTCATGTCTTCACCGTCTTTTGCGGCAAATGTTTTTAACACTACGTCTTTTTCTAATAGTTTCTTTACTCTTTCTTTTGCAGCAAGACCAAAGACTTTTTCTACTTTATCTGATGTTCTAGATTCAGGTGTATCGATACCCATCATACGTACACGTTCATCCGTTAATACTATTCCAAATCCTAAGTCAATGTCTACATCAACAGTGTCACCGTCAACTATCTTGACTATCTTTGCTTTGTATTCGTACATTTGCAATTCCTTTTAAATGTTTACTATGAATTTTTCCACCTATAAACTCATTGTAATAATCATCACGGAATAATACGTCTCTTTGAAATTGTTCTTTCATTTCAAAGTATGTCATCTCACCTTTTGTTTTACATAGGCGAAGTATTTCTCTTTTAAATCGTTTCGCACCATGTTCTTCTACTAATAACTTTACTTCTTCATTTGAACCAAAGTAATCTCTCCAATCAGATTCTACTCGCGTACGAACCCTTCTTTTTCTTTTTTTGTTTTTGGGGAGAATTTTAGGTTTCCAGAAGTTCTTCTTTCCTATATACTTTCTACTATTATTTATATCTGTTATACAATAAACAAACCCCTGAAATTCATCAGGGGTTTCATTATATTCTTTTTCATCATAATACCACATGGTTTTATATATCTGTTTCAGAAATATCCTCTGGCTCAGCTCTACGTCCACACATAGGACAAAACTGTGGCTGCTTTCCATCTTCAATTAAAACGATAGTTACAGAATCACATTCTTCACATTCTACTCGATACTCTTTTTCCACCGGTTCTTATGCCTTTTCTTTTTCCATATCCAAGTCTTTCCATTATTTTTCTTCTTTGATAGTAATGATAGGTTGGCCACTCACTTATTTCTTTTTTTGTTCTACCGCAGCCAATACAAACACCGGTCCGGACATCTAGCCTGCAAATAGACCGGCACGGTGATATGTACATATCAGAAGTCAATTTCACACGCACCACCTGCGCATGCAGCAGCACCTATAGTATCAACGTCTGTATAAACTTTTTCTGTTAAGTCAGCTTCCCAATCAACTGATTTTAAATTCTTTTGAATTTTATTCCATTTGTGTAATAGATAGGAATCCTTTAAACAGTATTCTGTTTTCTTAACATCTCCTTCTAAATAATTTTCTGCAAAAGCATTGAACCTTCGTACCCAATCTTTCTTTGCAGAATTTTCAGATGACTCTACTGATAAATCTTCTCCCATACCAACTGCTGTTGCGCATGCTGTCCAAAGATTATCAAATACTTTTAAACCATCGACTACCATACCTGATGCAAAGATTGCACCTTGATCATATTTATTTACCATCTCATCTGCAGTAATAACTTGCGTGTTAGGAGCTTGGTTATAGTCTTTATCTCCAGTAGGAGCTAGAAAAGAAATACCTGAAAATGAATAACGATTTTTATATACGTATTTTTCTACCTCATCCCAATCATCTACAATAATAGTATTTGATACGTTATGGTGTAAACCTTTATCCGCACATAACTCTTCATTAGTACCTGCAACAACCCAAGCCTTTTGAGCTTTCTTTACAAGTTCCAAATGTTTTACGCCATATAGATTATCTTTAAACAAAGAACCTCTTTTAGGTACAATAGGAAATGAAACCACTACGTCTGTACCACCAGCTGACCAGACAGAATCTTCAACCATAAACGGATTAGTCCTAGTAATAGCTTGTGTTATTTCTGATTCCTTATTCATTTGTACATTTCTGATATACATGGGGGAGTGCTCAGCATGTATACCTGATGCCGTTTGGAGAAGAACAGATGCATTACCCGAAGGTTTGACACACGTAGTACGAGCAGCAGGATTGATGCCCAATATCTCAGCGACTTCTTTGTTAATTTTTTTAACAATACTAGCACCTTTCTTTAAAACCTTTTCATCAAATAAAATGTCAGGGTTGTTCATCCATCCTGTAATTGATACACCTAACAACGCTTCTCTGTCAAATATTTTCTTTGATGTTTCTGAAATAAATTTAAAGTCTGTATATCCAGCCTGTAGTGTTCCTAAGATAGCTGCAGCTCTACATGCCTGATAGAAATCTTCCGCGCTAGTACATTTACCGCCATTGATTTCTGTAAGGTTGCAACCTTGCCAACCAGACTCACCATTGTACTGTGGAAACATTCCAATTTCAACACAAGGATTTGTTGTATGTTCTTTTGATGTAGTAAAATAAAAACCTGGTTCACCAAATGATTTTACTGATTCCATAATCTTTGCAAACATTTCTGGTGTAGCTTCATCACGGACGATTACAGCTGAGTTATTTGAACGACCACGTTGTGGATTATCCATAAACCAGTTACCTGTTTTTGCATTCATCATTTGATCATCTTCTGGAGAGAATAAACAAATGGTGGCTGATCTACGAACGCCACCTGAAAGAACAGCATCAGCTGCATGCATACAAATATCATACACATTAATTGGTCTTAGGTTAACTGATTCTTTTGAATCCATTACAAGACCTTGTAACATATACTCAATTTTATCAAGCGCACGGCGCAGTCCCTCAGGGCCCGGAGCCTTAAACCCTCCGCTGATTTTCGCACCTTTAGGTCTTATCTGACTTAGGTCGAAAAATACTCTTCGTCCTTCATAATCTTCATGCTTTCCACCACCTACAAAGTAAGAAGACATTAATACGTCAAGAGCAGAAGCCCAACCTTCAATCGAGTCTTCTACAATATAACCTTTAGCTTGTTTTGTTCTTTGTGATATTTGTGGAAGTTTAGCGACATGGTGTTCTTGTACTGAGAACCCTGCCCCTGCACCACATAGAAGAATATAGAAAAACTCACCAAAGAATGCAGGCCTGTCTGCATATGAAGACGTACAGTTGTACATTCTCATTTGATGTTTCTTCAATTGTTCTCCACCGAATTGCAACGCACGTTGAGCACCTAGTACTCGTTGTTCTTTATATGCTGTCCTAGCTTCTTCAATATATTTTTCTAATTTATTTGTATGTTCTGAATAATTTTCTTCGTGCATCGATAGCACACGGTCTACTGCTTCTTCCCAAGTTTCATACGTATTGGATTCGTCTTTAAATCTAGAATATCCATCATAAAACTTTGTTTCAGACAAAAAAGCACGTGTGTCTGCAAAACGGTTTTGCATACTCTTAATCCTTTATTGATTGTAAATTTTTTTTAGATAGTGGTATTATATATTCTTTTTCAGATTTTGTAAACCACTATTTGGGCCACCCATTTAATATTTTTGCTTCTTTTTTTAAATTTATTCTTAAATCTGAATCTGCAATTTGTTCGCCATATGCGTCTAACGATCCAAAGAATTTATCAGATGAATCAAAGTAAGCCTCTAAGGTATCATAACCATCATGCATTGAAGCTAATGCGCTGGTAGCAGTTTCAGCTGAAGTACTCATTGCATAACCTAGCATCATGTGATCCAGGCCGAACGGCACTGAATCTAAATTAAGTGCATCCCACATAGTATCAGCTGCATCATTACCTGGCCAAAATTTTTCTATTACTTCTTGTTTTGCTGTTCCATTTGCCATTAAGCAGATTCTCCATTCAAAGTAAGTATTTTCAATTGATTCGCCGCAACAGCATATCCTGCTCTAATACTTCCGTTGTTTGTATTAGGTTCAAGATCACCGTTGATCTCATTTAAATAATATGTAGTGTTTGGTGAAAGACCAATTTGATTTGTATCGATAGCACCATGTATTTTAATATTGATAGTGTCTCCGCTATCACCTGTTTGTTGTGCAATACCTAAGTAGTTTGCGCCTTGCGATGTTAAGTTTGTCGCCTGTCTTCTTTCTGGATGAATAATTGATAGAGAATTTTGATAACCACCTCCACTACCAATCCAAGTTTTTCCTGGAAATTGAGGTGACCAATTTTTAAACATGCTCATAAGGCACGTATCGAAATCTTCTAGTTTAAGAATAGCCTGCGAATATGTTCCTATTGAATTAGTAAAAGCAGAGTCTGGAAATATTGGATGAGTACTATCTTCTAAACTTATT